GCGCTTGGGCAGAGGTTGTACTACAGTATCGAGAGTTGCCCGCGAGGGCAATGGGGCTGTAGCTCAGTTGGTAGAGCGCTTCGTTCGCATCGAAGAGGTCGAGGTTTCGATTACCTTCAGCTCCACTCATGTAAGCCGTTCGTGACTACCCCGGACGGCTTTTTCGTTGGCATTCCGCCGTTGTGGAGGCCTATCGGCCGCTCTTACCGTCTCGTGCAAGATGGCATTTTATGGCATGACATGCCATAATCATGCACAGTTGATGTGGTAATGGATGTGGTAGAAAATCACCTCCTCGACTCGCGGATGGAGGGCAGTTGGCACGAAGATTCGGCACGGTCAGGACTAAACGTTCGAGCACCCGCACGTGGTTGGAGGCGAGCTATCTTACGCCAGTGTGGGCGTTTGCGAAATGGCCTGGGCTGAAGGACAGACAGTACGCGAACTTCGAGGAGGACGAGGAATACGCGGCGAGGTCGTGGCTGCACGACGCGAAACTCAGGATGGATGCAGGCGTCTGGGAGCCGGAGATGGAAATCAGGCGGGACGAGGTACGCGGCACATTGACCTTCGGAGAGTATTTCGAACAGTGGATGGAGACACGGAGAACAAAGGATGGCGCACCATTGGAACCCGGGACCGCGTACAGGCTCCGCAAGGATTGCGAAAACCACGTGCTCCCCAAGTTTCGGACCATGCGGATATCCGAGATAACCAGCCATGATATAGAGCACTGGTGGGACTCACTCGACCACACGCAAACCGGCATGTGCATCAATAGTCTCAAGGTGCTGAAAGCAATCTTCAGAACCGCGAGCAGTCCTGGCGACAACGGCGAAAGCCCCATCGTCACAGCCAACCCCTGCCACATCAAGACACCGAAGCCGGAACGGGAAGGACGGACGATACCCGCAACCGTGCAGGAGGTCGAAGTCATCCACGATGCCATGCCCGAGCCCTTCCGCGAGACCATCTACATCGCCGTATTCTGCAACGGGCCCCGTATCGGCGAGGTATGCGCATTCCGACGTGAGGACGTGGACCTCGACCACCTTACCCTGCACATCCGCTCAAGCAGAAAAACCATCGGCGGAAAGCTTGTCGGCAAAACGAAAACCTCCAACGGGGTACGTGACGAAGCGATACCACCACAACTCAAACCCATGTTCGAACACCTCCTGAAACGTATTGACCCACAGCCTGACGCATGGTTATTCCCCGCATCACGAGACCACACGAAACCCGTCCACCCCAATGTGTTACGAGTCTGGTACAAGAAGGCCGCACGCAAGGCAAACCGCCCGGACCTCCGATTCCACGATCTACGCCACACAGCACTCACACTCCTCGCACAGCAAGGAGCCACGGTCCGCGAACTCATGGACGCCGCCGGTCACGCCGACCCCACCATGGCCATGCGATACCAACACACCGTCCAATCAAGAACCCAAGACCTCGCACGACGAATAGGCAACCTCATACCCACACCAGAAACCCCGGAAACACTGCGCTCGCAAATCAATGAGAACAACCGGAAAATAGAGGATCTTGAGCAGCAAAACGAGAACCTCGAAAAAAAGATATCCTTACTCGTTAACGATTGAGATTAAAACCTACTCACCTCTGCCATCAGAGATCACGACACGCGTATTTGACCTTCTGCATACGTTTCTGTAATGTCTATAGAACAACGTAGACACGCTTTGGTTCGCTGGAGCGTTTCGGGGCGGGTTCGGATTAATATCCGACCCGCCTTAGTTATATCTTCCGGGGGATGCACAAGTGAACCAACGAGCCACAATAGATGATCAGATCGAGACTCTCAAACGCCGTGGTGTGACTTTCGATTACATGTCGGAAGAGCAGGCACGAATCTTCCTGGCCAAGAATTCATATTTTTTCAAAATCAAATCGTACGAACATAACTACCCCAAAATAGATTCCTCAACAGGGCACACATACAAAGACCTGGATTTCGGCTATCTTGTCGAACTGTCGCTCATCGATTTTGCTCTGAGCCGGCTGGTGTGGTCACTCTGTTCAAATATCGAGCATTCCGTAAAGCTACGGTTCAACAATCTACTGATGCAGGATACCGATCCGGACATCGGCGAAAAGTGCGTTCGCAGATGCTGGTCCGGGAATCCACCGGAATCACATGACAATCCGTATACCAACGATCTCAGGGACAGTTGCAATAGCGATTTCATGCCCTGGCAATTATGGGAACTCCTGGGATTCAACGACCAGCTACAACTCTATTCCGCGTATTTCTCAGTAAAGGGCAAACGGATGCCGATGAAACATCTGTTGTTCATCGTGCGGAAAATGCGCAATGCCGTCTCTCACGGCAACTGTCTCCTTACGGACATGAGTCGGCTGGCTCCAACCAAAAGTGAGCAAGACAGGACAGATACCGAAGTAACCAGTATGGCGATGCGCATGTGCGACAAGCGAGTCCGCACCCGCGGTCAACGAACCAGAACACTGCAACAATCACTGGACAGCCTTGTCGTCAACAACTACGCCGCGGTCCTACTATGCCATCTCGAATTCGTGGAAGGCGCTCACATACTGCGACACGCCTGCGATGAAGTACAGCACTTCATCAATCGCCTGAATTACAAACGTGATGAATACTTCGGGGACAGCGGAGTCATAACGACCCGTAATCATCTCATAGACTCAACCCTCAGCGCACTTGAAACCCTATCAAAAGGATATGTGCACAAAGCGCACAAGAAAGCTGAAGAACTCAGCGCGAACGATCCATATCGTGCACGCCAAGATACAACAGAGAAAATCAACGAGCGAATCTTCAGGAAACACGAACAAATCAACCGGTTGAAGATTGAATACGCCGAACTCGAAACAAAGGCGGCACTTCTCTCCGATCCCGGATCCCTCATAGCCAGCGACTACACATCCATCGACATAGAGACAACAGGCTTCTCGGAGGATGCCGATCGCATTATCGAACTAGGCGCAGTGAAATTCCATAACGGGCAAAAAGTAGAGAGCTTCAGACAACTCGTCAATCCACACCAACCGCTCGACAACGATGTAATTCGATTGACAGGAATCACGGATGAAGACCTCCAAAGCGCTCGTGACATTGATGATGTTTTGCCGGAGTTCATTGGCTTTATCGGTGGAGATATTCTTATTGGGCATAATATCAGGGTGTTCGATTCGGAATTCATCCGCGCCGCTTCAATCCGTATGGGAAGCACCGTTCCAACTAATAGAATGATTGACACCCTGTCGCTGAGTAAAGTGCTGTCACCCCACGAGACGGACCATCGCTTGGCGGCTCTGATACGCCGTCTCGACATAGCTCAAACCGAGGAACATAGAGCTGAATCGGATGCAATGCAGACAGCGCAATGCTATGAAGTCCTAAAACGCAAAGTCAATGCCCCTAACACCCAATGACCTTAGGTAATATCATCCTTCGATAATCCGCGAACACATTCGTCGTCACATCAAGCTCATCCGCCATGTACTTCTCTAACCCGTCGAAATCAGTTACTCCACTGTCCAAGGTACTCAGGCAATGATCCTGTTCTGTACATCTCCGCGAGCCCGACTAGACGCGTCCACCATATGCCGAAGCTGATCTGCAACTGCGCGCGCGTTCTTCACATATGGGAGTGTGGTGGCCGCACCGTTGTTCTCGATGATTACGAGCTTCCCACCAGCAAATGGACTGTCTGATGCGCTGATGCTCTTCACTCTTCGAAGATCGATATTCACGTCACGTTTGGAAATGATTCCGGTTTCATAGGTGAGAGTATCATCACCGTCGAATTTATATGAGGTCGACGCGATACTGATCGCCTTGAATGGTACGGGTATCCATGCCAATATCCATGACCAGCAGGCATTCCCGATTAATGCTTTCCAATCCTTCTCTATGAGCATTACAATTCCCTTCAAAATATGCAGAGCCCCCATGGCTTCTTGGCACAGCATCATAATAATGCGCAACCCCCCACGACCTGCGCGGCACAGCATCATCAAACCAATTGCGACACCCACGAGCTATTGATAATCCGGGGCAACACCAAACGTCGATAATCCTCGACGAGCTGCACCGTCACATCCAACTCACAGGCAATGAGATAACTATCCCCCTCATACACATTCTCGGCGCTCGCATACTCGATTGGGCTGATCAGTCTCGATGCGGCACGGCGGCGTGCCCTGAGTTCTGCTTTGGTCTCTGATACTCCCCCGCACCCCATGTCATGGTATTGCGCATGTGCAAGCTCGTGACAGAGGGTGCATCTCTTCTGGAATTCGAGCATGCCCTCGTCAAGGACAACTGTTCTCACCTTATCGAAATAGAAACCGCACAATCCCGGCCCCAAGAATCTCTCCTCAACATGCAGTCCAAACGACTCTGCCTCGTCGAGAAGCTCCGTATAGGATGTTCCTATCGTCCCTCACCTCCTTGGCTTTCACGCGACTTGTTCTCGTCATGCAACGCCGCAACACCGAAGCTTTCCGGATCCACGACGGCCCGGTCGATAAGCGTCGTGCGCTGATCATCGTCGATATATGACCCCATTTCTTCGATGAGACGTTTATAGGCGGCGTCCACGATTTCACGAGGGTCGACGCCAATCAGCTCGCAAGTGTTCAGGAGCGCCTCTACTGGCATGGACGGCTTTGCATTGAGCCAACGCGAATAGCCGGACTTAGAATGGCCCAATTGTTCGGCAACTTCTGCCTGCGATGTCTCCTCACGCGCGAAATTAGCTTTCAGCTCAAGCCCGAGCAATTGGGCGAAACGGTTACTTCGTTGATCTCGTATATCACTCATGTGAGCATGATAATTCTTTGAATCAGCAATTGCAAATCATATTACGGTGCATCATTGCTCAATCGAGACACACCGACACTTGACGATAACTCGCTCCGACTATATTGTTGCTGACATGAGCAACGTCAATGCAGAGGTCGGCCATCGAGTCGAGCACCTCATCAGAACAAAGGGCATGACCAAACGTGCCGTGTCGGAGAAGTCCGGCATGCCTTACTCCAGCCTCAACAGCAAACTCAAAGGCTACCGAGGATTCGACATCGAAGACATCCTCGCCATCAGCGAAGCCATCAACGGAAACCCCGCGAACCTCCTACCACCGGAATTCCACAACCCTGCGCTCGCCGAGAGGGAGCAGGAGTCATGACGGCAGACGTTGAATACCTACCGAAGTGGGTGGGTCTCACGGAGGCAGGAAAACTACTCGGCATGGATCGCAGGATGATCCTCAAACTCGGCCGTGACCAGGTTCTTCGTATCTGCCAGCCCGGTCGGTCGTACAAGGTTTCCACGGAGGACATCAATCATCTCGATGAACGCCTGGCAGAAGCCAAGTCAAGACTTCGCCGCAGAACAGCGAGGGCCGTCCGATGAAAGATCCCAGCCGTTATCTGATACGTCGCATCGCCCTGGTCGTTCTGGCCATTACATGGGCGTCAGCATACATCCGCCTGAGTATTCCCGACGCGTGCGTGCATCCCCTGGCGCATATCCTCGCCTTCCTGGTCGTGGTGCTGTTGCCGATGGTGGTCGTGGTGCGCATCTGCGAGGAGGAGAAATGAACGGGCACGGGTTGCGCCCCGGAATATCGTTCGCTTCGGAGCTACGGGCATTCGATAGTCTGATTGATTGTCTCGTCTCTGCTCACCCCGAGCTCACTGATCCACGATACATGGATGGTGGTGCCGATTCTTACCGGCATATCCCGGAAAGCCGAAGACTGGTGGGTCCGCTCCTGTTCGACGATCTTCTGGACCACGCCGGTGAGATCGACGCTCACTTCGCCGAATTCGGCGACATGACCGAAACGCTCGCGTCCTATTGTTACTCGACCGGACTGGATGAAGACGGAGACTTCATCAGCTTCCCGTGCGCAGTCATTGCGCACGGTGACGACCGGACCCTGCTCGACCCGGGGGATCCAGCGGTATACGGTCTGGTCGCTGCCGACTTTGAGCGCCCTCTTGCTGAGCGCGTTCGCGTCCAGGCTTATCTGGTTCGAGTCTTCGGCCAGCTCGTTGGCCGCCCCGGCTTCACGGTTGGCCGTCTCGGAGAGCTGGTTCGCACGCTTCGCCAGCTCATTGGCCTTGCGCGCCTGGAGGACGGCGACGACGGCGATCGCCGAACTCATGATCCCCAGGACGATCGAGACGATCACACCCGCCCCCGGCCAGAAGTCAGTCCAATTCATGGCACAAATCTACAGCAACCCCACCGGACGAGTGAGAGGGAGGAGAAATGAGCATGCTGCAGTTGACCATCGACGACGTGGCCCCGGCGAGGGCCACGGATCCCGTGACGAGCGTCCTGGCGGGCATGTCCGTGGACGTGAAGGGCAAGCAGCGGCTCACGTTGCTGGCGTTGCGCGAGCTGCGCCGTCATAACGCGGCCCCGGTGGAGGCGTGGCGCGTGCACCGTGCGGCGCAGCGCATCCAGCACCGCGAGCACCCGCAGGCCCGCCCGTTGGGCGAGAGCACCATCCGTACCCGTTTGAACGAGTTGTGCCGCGTGGACTACGTGATGGTAGCCGACCGCGAGGGGCTCACGGAGGCCAATGGCCGGTGCGCCCGCTACATGCTGACCCCGATGGGTTTCAGCGAGGCGAAGGAGCTGGACCATGAAGACCGAATCGCATGACTTCCGCTGGCCGTTGACCCGTATGGGCAGGCGCATGTCGTTCCCCGACCTGTTCGAGGAGCTGCTGGCGACGATCAACGAGATCAACTCGAGGAGCGAATGGCCGTTGATCCTGGTGATCCCCATGCCGGGCGATGTGACCGTCGACCGTGCGCATGGCGTGCTCACGGCGCGGTGCGAATGGGTGCGTAAGAGCGAGGCGCGTCATGGACTCGTCTGACTACCGGATGATCGTCCGTTGGGTCATGGACCTGCTCGATGACGGACGTGTCCCCTCACCGGTCCTGCAGGACAAGTGCCGGACTCTGATGGATCGGGCCTGGTCGCGGCTCCATCCTAGGGCGAGGTCGTCGAATGAGACGCATGAGCGTACGAGGGAGTCGGAATGAAGACGGATGACCGTGATTTCAGCGAATCTGAACGCCAGGCGTTCAAGGCCCATGGGCGCAAGGCCGTGAAGACCGCAGCCAAACGGGTCATGGACTCCCACGCCTGGGAGCGGCTGAACGATCTGCATGCCTCGGGGGTGCGCTACACGCGGCGCGTGGGCAACTACTGCATGCAATGCGGCCAGCCGGTCGTGGACGTGCTGGAGAACACGCCGTTGAGCGACTACGCGATCGGGTTGATCACCCATGCGATGCATACGAATGATGGCGGGGAGATCATCCGCCTGATCACCAGACTATCCGAGAAGGGACGCATGTGATGAGCGACGAGACGGTGATAACGCTCGCGGGGAATCTGACCGCGGACCCTGAGCTGAGGACGGTGAAGGGCGAGAGCGTCGTGAACTTCACGATCGCCAGCACACCCCGCATCTACGACCGTAACGCGAGGCAATGGTCGGACGGTCAGGCATTGTTCATGCGCTGCAGTGCCTGGCGTGACCTGGCCGACCATATCAGCGCGACCCTTTCGAAGGGTATGAGGGTTATCGCCCAGGGCCGTCTCTCCCAGCGCACCTATCAAACCAACGACGGGCAATCCCGCACGGTGGTGGAACTGTCCGTGGATGATATCGGTCCGTCACTGCGCCATGCCACCGCCCAGGTACACCGACAGGGCGTAGCCGAAGGCTTCAGCAAACCCGGCGGCATCAAACCACAGGACACACGAGAACCGATTCCCGGCGTGCCCACGGACCCATTCAGCCAGGCCGAAGCCGAACAGGCTTTCGAGCCGGAATTCTAGGGAGACGATCATGAGCTATCAGGCATCAAGCTGGGCCCTCAGGGAGGCACCCGTGGGCGGTGACAGCACCAGTCGCACCATTCTCATGGCGCTCGCGGAGTATGCGGATCCGCGTGGCTGCGGGGCGTGGCCTAGCGTGGACACGTTGAGCGTCCTATCACGCAAGAGCCGCCGCACCGTATTGCGCAAGCTCGCCGTATTGGAGCGCTCGGGCGTGATCAGGAGGGGCGATCAGCGGATCGTGGGCCACTTGAGGGCCGACAGACGCCCCACGGTGTGGGACCTGTGCATGCGTCCGACAGGTGAATCCGGATTACCACGAGTACAGGAGCAGCGTATCCTCGCCCAGGTCGAAACGGACGGGGTGACAGCCATGACACCCCGTGACGAAGAGCCCACCAACGAGGTGACAGCCATGACACCCCGTGAGAATGAACGGGGTGACACGGGTGACACCCCGTCGAATCCACGGGGTGACAAAATGGTGCTCCACGGGGTGACACCGGTGACACCCGATAATAAAAAAGAAAATACTAATACCCCTGTAGCCCCCAAGGGGCCCACCACCATCGAAGTCAAACAACCCCGAACGGCGCTCGCCGACTCGTGGACACCGAATGTGCAGGCGAGGATCTATGCGGCCGAGCATGGCTGCGACCTCAAGGCCGCGGTGGAGAAGTTCCAGCTCTGGGCGATGAGCGACCAGCGTCGCTGCCGCAACTGGGATTCCCGGTTCTTGCTGTGGCTGCACAACGAGAAACCCATGCAACCCGCCAATCTCGCCTTGGAGCGTCCGCAGGCGGCGCACACGCACACATTCGGCTGCGCCCACGTGTTGCGCCTCCTGCGCCGAGACACCGCGAACCCCGACGACCTCGCCTGCAATCTCGCCCGCAAACTCAACCAAGGCATCAGCGAAGCCGAAGCACTCGAACAACTCGGCCTGTCCGACGAATGGGGGGAAGCGTGATGGAGAAGAACATCCAAGTCACCATCGACAAACTGCCGAGAGACACCGTAAACGCTCTCGCGAAGCTTCTCGGCATCGACGTGTACCGAGTCGCCATGCTGTCTGCCGAGCATCCCATCCGAGTGCAGATCGTGGACGATCAGGCCATCGTGTGGGTCACGAGCATATTCACCACGGACGCGCGGCAACTACTCGACCTACTGAAAGACGAATCGCATGAACACGACTGACTGGCGGCACATGAAACCCGAACAGCTCGACGGACGCAAATTCACCGCCACCACAAAACACGGGGCGACACTGCGAGGCACGCTGGGCATGACCGCCCGCACCGTTCTCAAGGACCAGGATGCGCTCGCGGTGATCCTGTACATGACTCCGGACGGGTCGATGCATTTGAACGAAATCGTGTTCGCTGGCATCACGATCGGAGGCAGGCGATGAAACAGCCGGCACGAAGGACCTGCGACCTGGTTGACGCCCGGGATGAATGCCGCTGCGTGTGCTGCGGCAACAGCCTGTATTCGGTGCTGACGTTCAGCCGCCACCACCGGCATATGAGAAGCCACCCCTTCAAGGGTCTGCATGAGACGAGCAATGTCATCGACGTGTGCGGATCAGGCAGTACGGGATGTCACGGATGGATCCACGAACACCCCCAAGAAGCCATGGCCAAAGGCTGGTTGGTGAGTGGCTATAACGACCATCCGGAGACCGTCCCCATCCTCACCTCCCAGCATGGCTGGGTGCTACTCGACAACGACGGCAACTGGAAGAAATACAACAACGGAACCGAGGAATCATGAGCACGTGCAGGGTTTGTGGCTGTGATGACGAGCATGCCTGCATCGGCTTCTTCGGCCCTTGCTACTGGGTAGAACCCGATTTGTGCAGTGAATGCGCGCAACTGACGGAAGAACCAATCGAGGAGGAATCATGAGCAGTCAGATGGCATTAAACGCGCTCGCCGATGCCTCACTCGGACAGGCTGAGTTCATCCGTCAATGCCGCGCTGGTCACGCCGATCTCAAATGTGAACAGCCAGTGACCAAACAGGAACGCAACCACGAGCAGTACCTGCGTCGCAAACGAGAACACCCCGACTATTACACGAAACAAGCAAGACGCGACCGGGCAATGACGCGACTCAACACCGACGACGGACACAAAAAACGACCCCGGCGCTCGCCGACGTCGCGCGGGAACGGGGCGTGCGCATGAATTGGATCCCGTGGTTCTCCATCATGATCATCGGATTAATCGCGATACTCATCGCCATCGAAAGGCATTGAAATGACATACCACATCAGCCGTCCGCCCAAACATCCATGGCGGAAGCAGCACTACAAGCACATCTCGGATGCCCCGGCGTTCGACATCCATTGCTTCGATGCCCTGGGCACTTTCGCAGGCAACCTCGCAAGGGTCTTCGGGAATATGGGGCACGCATACGCTAAAGCCCTCACCGCTGCCACCAATACAAACCGTTAGGTGATCGATATGGACAAGCCGTCAATCAACTGGAATCGGAACGAAACCAAATCGGAACAGCCACAGTCGAAACCGGTGAGAATCGCCACCGATGTACTCATCACCACGATATGCGTGGCCTTCACCGCGCTCATCATCATCGGAATCGTCAAACTCACCCTCATCGCATTCTTCTAAGGACATACTGATGAACGTCTGCCAGCACTGCCGCAAACCCACCAACCAGCCCGTCTGCAAGGACTGCATGAAGCAGTTCAGGGACGATCTCCATTCCCTGGCGAACGGACTTCCCGCGTTACGCTCTATCGCGGCGAAGAAGGCTCGCATCATGACGAAGCAGTCCGGTGGCGGCATAAAGACCATCGCGCCGATACCGTTGAACATCGGAGCGTGGCAATTGCTGGAGGACATCAGGAAGTATGCGATGTCGCTCATGATCGCCCTGCATCTGCCCTACAGGCGCTTCGATGCGGAGATGATGCTCAAAGGAGCCATGAACCAGATTCCCCAGCTCGTCTCACGACCGGATATCGCGCAGATCATGGACCTGTCGCACCAGGCGGTGCACAAGATGCTTAAACAGTTCACTCCCCCACCGGATAAGACCATGATCGGCTCATGCCCCGAATGCGGAGCCGACCTGTGGTGCGACGACACGGACCTCGAGAGCGGCTGGACAGTGTGCGGATGCGGCGCGACACTGAAAGTGCGTGATGTGCAGCAGCTCAGAGTATTACGACTCGCGTCCTGTGGGGCACGTGGCACGGCCGCTGAACTGTGCAGATTCCTTAAACCCTGCGGTGTCACAATCCGGCGCAAGACCATCAGCGAGTGGAAACGACGCGGCGTCATCACACCCGTGACCATCGACCAGGAAGGATACCCGGTGTATCTCATGTGGGACGTGTGGCAGGCGTTCACCAGATAATCGCTGGTTCGACTTGACAAACCTGCTGTGGACGCGCAAGTTAGTAGTGTTGGTTCTTTCCATAGATGGAGATACCAACAGCACTCACGAGTCGGTTTAAGCCCCACGTATATTATGCCATCGCCTGATAAGTCAGATGAGAATTGACTCAAAGCATTTTGACAACTTTGAGTCAAGCTGCTGCATTCCCTCTTTGTTGTTCAAATACGAGAATGTCCGTATGTCTTTGATGTCGAATGGCAAACCCCCAGCACCATTTATATCCTGTGAAATTAAGATTGTCGTTTTATTTAACGCAATTGAAAAGCCAAGTTCGTACATAACGTTTGGATTGCGTCCTGTGATATCAACGATAACTGTTCCAGATTCTTGAATGATATTGGATATATCCTCAGTGATATGCGTAGGCGTGTATAAATCATCCACCCTAGTGCATCTCAAGCCTCTGTTTTTGGTTACTGTTTTGATGCAGTCATATACTGGATTAAAACTTTGATCGAACGGCATCATCACTGCTATTCTATGTGGATCAGATGAGTCCTTCATAGATTCAGCCAGTACTGCAACTCTTTCTTTTCCAATTATCCTTGGAAGTAGACGAAATAGATCTCCTCGTTTCACTGCCCAATGTGTACGGGTGTTCTCCCAACCCTGAAGCGATATCAGCGCCGAAGATTTCATCAACAACTTCGCAGGAAACGAAGGAATAAAAGGAGACTCATCCAGAGCAAATAAGTCATCTGCTCTCACATATCCGACTCTTGCAATTTCAAGTGATTCCTCTGAAAATTCCGGTACCATTAAAGTAGGCAATTCGGCAAGCTTCTCATAGTCAATAGCCCCGTCACTCGAATGGAACTTCTTCTTGAGCTCATCCGACGTGCACTCGAAGAAACGTGAAGTGCCAATATTCTTGTATTCTCCGTCGGCGGCGATCACTAAGTTGAACATGCGACCAGCTTACCGCAGACACTTGCTCTCCTTGGGCTTCGATTCGGAAATACGGGAGATTCGAGCGGCACATAATAATCATTCTGTCTTTCTGATAATTGTTCAAGAAATCTTCGCAAGCCGCCTACGATTGGGAATTGGAATTATGGCAAAGCGTAATCGTGACGGCTATGGTAATCGAGCATTCCGCAGACAAGCAGCTGCGCTTAAGCGCCGTACGAAGCGTGAGGATCTGCCTTGCGCCTGGTGCGGCAATCACATCGATACATCACTTCCCGCGACAGATCCGATGAGCTTCACCGCCGATCATCCCGATGCACTGGCCAACGGCGGCCGGCTGTATGGGCAGGAACTCGAGCCGATGCATCGTCGATGCAACAGTCTCAAGTCCGACAGTCAGGCAACCGAGATATGGCCGGCATCCTGAATCCACATTCGGCATAATCAGCATTTTTGCATGCTTCTTCGTTCTTGCAGACCCTGGGGCGGGTACCCCCACCCCGGGAAAGTGTCAACTTCCCGCCTGGCAGTTGACGCTTCTCTCTCCCGGCAATTTGCATGAAATCTGCAAATTGCCGATTCGGCAGATTGGAGGCGTTTTGGCACGTCAGAAAGCGCCTCACGGCACCTATTCCGCCTATCGCAGGCATCTGAGGGAACATACCGAGCCATGCGACGCATGCAAAGCGGCCAGGAAGGCCTATAACAAGGAGCATTCACCTTCCAGGCATGGGGACGAGGACACGAAGCGACACGTCGCACACGCGAAACCGGTCACGCACCGGGAATCAACCACAACGAGCTTCTTCGACGCGCACCTCGAACTCGAGAAGACCCTGACCCTGATCGACCAGGCGGTCCATGAAGGACTCAAGGACGATCCGTCGAAGCTGGGCACACTGCTCAAGACCCGTGCGGAGGTCGTCGACCGTCTGGCCAGCCTGTCGGACCATACAACCAGGGAGGATTACCCGTTCGATGCGCTCTTCGACGAATCAAGAGACGTTGTACGGAGCGGAACGCCCGAGAATCGAGAAACGGCCTGAATCCACCGGTTCCAGGGCCGGTATCGCGCTGAGGTTCTGCAGACTGTGCGGCATGACGCTCGACCCGTGGCAGGAATACGTGCTCTCCGCCCTCATGGAGACCGACGCCCTGGGCAATTGGGCGTCGAGCGAGTTCGGCCTGCTCGTATCCAGGCAGAACGGCAAGGGAGAGATCCTCACCGGATACGATCTCACGCACCTGTTCCTCTTCCCCAGAACCGACAACCGCAGGAAGACCATCCTGCACTCAGCCCACGAGGTCAAAACCGCCATAGACGCGTTCGAACGACTCCAGGGCATCATCGAAAGCGTCCCCCGGCTCATGTCGCGAGTCGAACGCATCTACACGGCCAACGGCAAGGAGGGGATACTGCTCAAACGCCGTCCCGGCCAACTGCAAGGCGACCGCATCCGCTTCATCGCCAGAACGAAGAAATCGGGACGAGGCTTCGCCGCCGACATCCTCGTGAGCGACGAGGCGCAGGAGCTCAGCCTGCAGGCCAACAACGCGCTCGCCTACACGCAATCCCAGATCGACAACCCGCAGGTCGTGTACACCGGGACCGTGCCTGAGGAGGGCGTGAACGAATCCGAGGTATGGGAGGGCCTGCGCGACCGAGGGAGAAAGGGCAAGGGAGAGCACACCGGCTGGATGGAATGGACTCCTGAACGCTCAGAGGATCCGGACACCGCCGACAGCATCGACCCCGGTGACCGTGCGGCATGGATCGCCGCAAACCCATCATTGGGATGGCGCATGCCCTTGAGCAACATCGAGGACCAGTACGAACGATCCACCACCGACCCCGATGGTTTCCTGCGCGAACGCCTTTCGGTCTGGCCCGACAGACGCCCCGAACAGGTCAAACACCTCTCCGACCTGGACATCCAACGCTGGCGCGACAACGCCATACCCGATGCGAAACTCGGCGAGACCGCCGTCATAGCGCTCGCGCTCGGACGTGGTGGCGGATTCGCGACCGTGGCCGCCGCATCACGATTCGACGACGAGTCCATCTTCGTGGAACACGAGCGGACCGAACGCGGCACGGTATGGGTCGCGAAATACCTAAAGGCACTCAAGGAACGACTCAACGACGCACTCATCGTCCTCGACCCGAAGAACGCGGCACCGGTCCTGGTCGACCTGCAGCTGCTCGACATCAAATACCTGCCCATGAACATGGACGAGATAGCCGCCGCACACTCCGGGTTCATCGAGGGGTCGAACAACGGCATGATCGTGCACCGAGGTCAGGAGGAAGTCTCCAAGTCCCTCGAATATGCGACCACGCGCCCCATCGGGAGGGCCGGGTTCACCTGGGACCCCTCCGATCCGAGCAAACCCATCAGCCAGGCGCAGGCCGTCACCTGGGCGGCATGGGGTCTGCGGAAATTCGAAGCCCTGCCACCCAAGAGCAAACCGATAGTAAGGGGTTACGCATGAGAGACACAGTGCCTTTGCAGGAAACGGACGACGTCACCGCCTTCTCCATGGACGCGACGCAACTCGGCAAGCTGCTTTCGTCGCGGCAGAACGACATGCGTGCGGAATGGTCGCGTCTCGAATGGATCCAACGCAACATCGACGCCCGCATCACGCATACGTGGATGCCCGACGGCGCGGACGGGGAGTACAAGGATCTGTTGCGCAAGGCATCCACCCCGTGGCTGCAGTACGCCCGCAATGCCTTGGCGCAGGGCCTGTTCGTCGACGGGTTCTCCGACGACGACCTGTGGCGGGACGCATGGCAGGCGAACGCCATGGACGGACGTCAGGTGAAGGTCAACCGCGAAGTCGTCGGACTCGGTAAAACCTACGGGTTCGCGCTGCCGGGGGCCGACGGCACCGTGGTCATGCGACCCATGAGCGCGCTGAGGACGTTCGCGCACTTCGCCGACCCGTGGGACGATTACCCCGAGTGGGCGTTGTACCGCAGCGCGAAAAGCGGGAAATCCTATTGGGATTCGGTCTGGTACTTCTTCGACAGCGAATGCTGGTACAAGTTCACGGGCACCCCCTCGACGCCCCGGAACATCATAATCTCCAGACACGGTCTCGGCTTCTGCCCCGTGGTACGACTGTCGAACACGCTCGACTCCGACGACTCCCCCGAATCCTCCATCGTCCCGGGCATCAAGGCGTGGAAACGCATCGTCGACTACACGTTCACGCTTTCGATGGTGATGCGTTACGGCGCATTCCCTCAGAAGTGGATGGCGGGAGGCGAGATCGCCAAGGACGAGAACGGCAACGCGCTCATCCGTCCGTCGGTGGACTCCCTACTCCACGCGTCCGGGGACGCCGGGGAGACCGCGCGGTTCGGCAGTTTCCAGGCGGCGAACATCGCCGACGTGGTATCGGGCCTCGAATCCGCGAAAGCGGATCTGAGCGCGATCCTGCAGATCCCTCCGCACTATTTCATGAGCAAGGTCATCAACATGAGCGCGGACGGTATCGAGGCGGAAGAAAGCCCCTACTTCCGCAACCTCGAGGAACGCAAGGCGAGCCTGTCGGAAGGCTACGAACTGTGGATGAGAACGGCAGCCGCGGTGCTCGGACGCACCAAGCTCTCCCAGGACACGAATGTGGAGGTCCACTGGCTCGACCAGCGCACCCGTTCGCTCGCCCAGGTCGTGGACGCCATCGTGAAACTCAAGACCGTGGGGGCTCCCGACCAGCTGCTCTTCGCCTTCATCCCCGGATGGACGAAGCAGGACGTGCTCGACGCCACCAAAGCCGCCGAGGAGGAATCTTCCATGGAGCAACAGGTTTTGGCCCTGCAAGCCACGGAGACGGCCGCCGAACCGGCCGGGAACATCGACGGATCAACGGAGGAACAATGAGCGAAACTACATCCACCCAACCTGGTGACGGCACCGCACAACAGGAAACCCAGCAACAGCCGGCCAAGGAAGATGAGGGAGGATACACCCCGCCAGCCACACAGGCGGAATTCGACCAGATCATCGAGAACCGACTATCCAGGGAACGCAGGAAGTACGCCGACTACGACGAACTCAAATCCCAGAAGACAGCCATGGACGAATGGAAGCAATCCCAGCTCACCGAACAGGAGAAAGCCGTCCAGAAGGCCCGCACGGAGGCATCCAACGAAACCGCCGCGAAATACGATCGCCGGATCGCCGACGCGGAAATCCGCATCCAGGCCCAGGCCAAAGGCTTCCACGACCCCTCCGACGCGCTCGCCTCATTCTCGGGCAAACCACCCATGAAGAACGGCGAACCCGACACCGAAACCATCGGCAAGACACTCGACGCGCTCGCCGCGTCGAAACCGTACCTGCTCAAATCTCAGCCCACGATCCCCAAAGGCAGGCCGAAACTGCCCAAGGGTACGCGACTCGAAGACACCCATGACGGCAAGGGGAAAGCGGCAGCGGCGCTCCGACAGCTCGGGGCCGAACGCCATCCGCGATGAAGCCGGAACCAACCATCATCACCCGCCGTCATGAGACGGCAAAGCATAGTTAGGAGCCATCACCATGGCAGAAATCACCCGCGAGGACGTCGCCGACCTCATCCAGGAGGAATACAGCAACGTGCTCCTGGGCACCGTAGACGAGCAGTCTGCCGCGATCAAGGCGTTCGGCACGGTACCGCTGGGCACGAAGGTCACGAACGCGCCAGTGCTCGCATCGCTGCCCGAAGCGAAATGGGTTTCGGAAGCCGCGGATGCGACCGGCAAGAAACCGACCAGCAAGGCCACCTGGTCCAACAAGCAGTTCATCGTCGAGGAGATCGCCGTCATCGTGCCCATCCACGAGGATGTGCTCGAGGACGCGACCGAGGACCTCATCACCGACATCACCAAGCTGGGCGGCACCGCCATCGGCAAGAAGCTCGACCAGGCGGTGTTCTTCGGCCAGGACAAACCCGCCACGTGGACGTCCGACGATCTCTTCGCCGCGGCCACGAGCGCCGGCAGCCTGTTCCAGGTCGCCGCATCCGCAGGCAAGGACGATCTGGCCGGCAGCATCTATCAGGCGGCCTCCGCCGTCGATGATTCCGGTGCCGACCCCACCGCCATCGTCTCCGCGGGAAGTCTCCGGTTCAAACTCGCTAACCTTCGTGCCTCCGACGGCACCGCCATCTACCAGGCACTGTCCAACAACGGCGTCGTGGCGGACAACATCGCCGGACTCGACGCGTCCTTCGCCCGCAACGGCAGTTGGGACAACACCAAGGCGCTCGCCCTTATCGCCGACGCCGACCGTGTCAAGATCGGTGTGCGTCAGGACATCACCGTGAAGTTCCTCGACCAGGCAACCGTCAACGGGGTGAGCCTCGCCGAGACCGATCGCGTGGCGTTCCGTTTCAAGGCCCGGTATGCGTACGTGCTGGGCAACAGCATGGCCGCATCCGGAACCGTGTCCAAGCCCGTTGCCGCCGTCATCCCGGCCCAGGGATGAAAGGAACCATCATGATCCGACTCTCGCATGACAATGGCCGTCTCATCACCGTTCCCGAGGAAGCGGCCGACTTCTACACCGAACGCGGTTGGCGGCCGTACACGGAACCCGTTGCACGGCCATCCGCCCAATGGTCCATCGCCCGCATCGACTCGTGGGCCGAGGAAAACGACATTGACCTGTCGAACGCGAAGACGAAGCAGGACAAGCTCGATGCCATCGCAGCCATGCTCTCGTTGAAGGAGGATGCGGATGCAACTGACCGTGGAGAAGCTCCAACCGTTCCTCAGACCGAACCCGCTGCCTGACGCGCAACGCCAACTGGTCTCCTCGTGGGCCCCGGTGATCGCCCTCCTGCTGTCCAGGCGGTACGGCGGCGCGATCACCACGGGGGACGAAGGAACCGAACCCGTGTTCGTGTCGGCGGCCGCCGACGCCATCCAACGCAGACTCGACCGCCCCAACTCGACGGTCGCCGCGCAGAGCGTCAACGGCGCGTCGGTCACCTACACGGCGAACCTGCTCGCATGGTTCTCCCCCGCCGAACTCGCCCAACTCGACTCGTTCACTGGGTCGGGAGGGATACGGACCATACGGACCCCCGCACCGGACGCCATCCGGTACGGGAACAGACTGACACGCATGCCGGAGGGATCCAATGGATTTTAGCCATCCCCAACGCTTCATCCGGCTCCGGGCGCGGAGGACAACCGACCCGTACAACCAGACGGAAACCGTCGACGATTGGACGCAGCCGCCGCTGGAGCTCATGGTCCACGGCGCACTGTCCTCGGCCAGCAGCCGACGCACACCGGACGCGAACCGGGAACCAACCACGTCGGGCGCATACCTGACGGTCACCGACCCGTACTGCGACATCCTCATAGGCGACCGCATCCGCACGGAACCGGACGACGGCCGCCTCTGGGACGTGACCGGCTTCCCCAGCAACGACATCAACCCGTTCACTGGCTGGCAACCTACCAGGGAGATCCAACTCACCGAAAGGAGGGGCTGAACCATGGCTTACGCCGGACAGACCTACATGGAATTCAACGACGCCTCATTCGACCACATACTCAACTCCGACGGCGTACGAACCCTATGCGCCCAGAAGGCCAACGCCGCGCTCGCCGTGGCCAAGGCGCGGGCACCGGTCAGTACGGGTGCCTATCGCGACGGGCTTGCGGTCGAGACGGTCCTCCATGCGCATCGCACGACGTACATGGTCGTGGGACACGATCCCAAGACCATGCTCGTCGAATCACGAACCGGAAATCTCGCACGCGCACTCAAGGCGGTCGGCTGATGGCTTCCGTCGCCCCGCCCGATCTCGAACTGTGGCTGTGCTCATGGATCCGCAGGAAGGTCACGGACGTGCCCGGCCTGACGGTGGGCAACAAGGTGCCCGCCGGGTACCTTGCCCAGCATCCCCTGATCGTCGTGCGCGACGACTCCGGTCCGAAACTGTCACCGGTCACGTTCGACCGTTCGGTGGGCGTGAGCGTGTACATGGGTTCGCGGCAGAACGGCAAGGCGGCGAGGGATCTGGCGGCGAGGCTGTTCGCGCTGCTCACGGACGATCCGAACCTGCTGTACGGGTTCGCGGACGGCTCCCCCATCATCGGCATCACGGATGAGGGGTGCACGGGTCCGCATCAGGTCGACGACCCGCTGGCCGCAGCCGCGTTCTACTCAACATTCGAATACACGGTCACCAACTGGTGACCACTCATATCGTCATGGGACGCCTCATGCGTCCCGGCATCGAAAGGACATGCAACATGTCAAAGGACATTCAGGGCAATGATC